AAGAAAGAGATACCTAATAGAGAAATTCATAGATGTGGATTCCTCTCACTTCCTATTGATGGATATGTTGGTGCTCATATTGATGAGGGAACTTATTATCATACTAGGGACAGATATCATATCTCTATTGCTGGTCAATATCAATATTTTGTTGGCGGAGAATCTACAGTGATTGACGCAGGGACACTTTTCTGGTTTAATAATAAGATGCCCCACGGTGCTGTGAATCTGGGTGAAGAAACCAGAATAACATTTGTATTTGATATCCCACATGGACAAAGTTGAATTTCTTATACTAAGAAATCTTATTCATAATGAGGAATATGTCCGTAAGGTACTTCCTTTTATTAAGTCAGATTACTTTGAGGACTATAACCAGAAGGTTGTATTTGATGAGATATCAAAGTTTGTAGGGGAGTATAATCAACCTGCATCTAAAGAAGTTCTATGTATTGAGACTGAGAAACGTCAAGATATTAATGATACTTCCTTTCAGGAAATTACTACCTTAATTACTAACTTAGAGAATGAACACTCTGAGTTTGATTGGTTAGTTGATACTACAGAGAAGTGGTGTAGAGATCGTGCTATTTACTTGGCATTGATGGAATCTATCCAACTTGCTGATGGTAAAAGTGATGAGACTAAAGGTAGAGATGCAATACCAAGTATTTTATCAGATGCTCTTTCAGTTTCATTTGATACTCATATAGGACATGACTACTTACAAGACTATGAACAAAGGTATGAATCGTACCACAGGAAGGAAGACAAGATCGAATTTGATCTCGAATACTTCAACAAAATTACGAAAGGAGGTCTACCGAATAAGACTCTCAACATTGCTCTTGCTGGCACAGGGGTTGGAAAGTCTTTATTCATGTGTCATGTGGCAAGCGCAGCTTTACTCCAGAACAAGAACGTCCTCTACATCACTCTCGAAATGGCAGAGGAAAAGATTGCGGAGAGGATCGATGCTAATTTACTTAATATCGCAATACAAAATATAACTGATCTTCCTAAGCAGATGTTTGAGAGTAAGGTAACTAAACTTGCTCAGAAAACCAAAGGAACATTAATTGTCAAAGAGTATCCTACTGCATCTGCACATAGTGGACACTTTAAGGCATTGCTTCAGGAACTTGCATTAAAGAAATCGTTTAGACCTGATATAATATTCATTGATTACTTAAACATATGTTCATCTAGTAGGTATCGTGGTAATTCAAATGTCAACTCTTACTCTTACATCAAGGCGATTGCGGAAGAACTTCGTGGTCTGGCTGTGGAAGCAAATCTCCCGATTGTTAGTGCTACTCAAACTACTCGTTCTGGTTTCGGTTCTAGTGATGTTGATCTTACTGACACGTCAGAGTCTTTCGGACTCCCTGCTACTGCTGACCTTATGTTCGCTCTCATATCTACTGAGGAGTTGGAAGGATTAAATCAAATCATGGTTAAACAATTAAAGAATCGTTATAATGATCCTACATTGTTTAAGAGATTTGTTGTAGGTATTGATCGTGCAAAGATGAGATTGTATGATTGTGAACAAAAAGCACAAGAAGATATTGTTGACAGTGGACAAGAAGAAGAGTATACTCCTGAAGAGACTAAATTTAAAGATAAGTTTGGAGGATTTAAATTTAATTGACTATTTGGCAAAACTATATTAGTACCTATAGGTCAATGTTACCCTGTAAGATTGAAAACTTATGGGCATCATGGCAAGCAAAGGGAACATCCTTGAATGCGATAGATCATTCACATCAACACTTGCTTAAGTCAAGGCAAGTGGATATATCTGATGGTAAGAATGTTGATATCTTTAATTGTTTAGCATATCCTAAGACAGGTAGTAACCTTCCTTGTTTTGGTATGGACTTGATGAAGTTTTCTCCCAAGAAAATTATTATAGTATTTGATTTTCAACATCCTGTAGAGAATTATTTGTTTGAAGTTCCAGGATTACCATATGGAAGAGGTGATTATAGATTCTTTGAACCAGGTAATCATTTCTCAAAGAACATTTACATACAGTATGTTCAACCATATGAAGTTGATGCACACCTTCCTATGTTTGAAAAATACTTGACTAAGTTTATAGATATGTTAGAATTGGAGAAACCAACTGGAACTGATACGAGTTTCTATAATGACTTTGATGCTTACATGACTAAACTTGATCCAGTAGGAGGATTTCTTGCTGGTAAGTTTGGAAAAGAAAAAGCAGATAGTCTTGTAAATGATTTTTTATTTTCTTATAAATGACTAAACAAGTTGATACTGACAAGTACCTTGAGTTTGTAGAAGGTGTAACAAGTGAACCAAGTCTTCACTTTGCTGCTCTTATGCAAAGGATGACTAATTTAGAGATGGAGAATAATTGTAATGTCCCTCAGTTATTGACTGCTGCACTTGGTTTGACTGCTGAGTCAGGTGAGTTTACTGAGGTAGTAAAGAAGATTGTTTTTCAAGGTAAACCTTACAATGAAGAAAATATCTTTCATATGAAGAGAGAACTTGGAGACATCATGTGGTATGTTGCTCAGGCATGTATGGCACTTGATACAGACTTCAATGAGATCATTGAAATGAATGTAGAGAAGTTAAAGGCAAGATATCCTGGTGGAGAGTTTGATGTTCACTATTCAGAAAACAGAAAGGAAGGTGATGTATGAATTACTACGCATTATTAAGTGTATCGGATAAAACAGGCATTGTCGATTTTGCAGAAGGATTAGTTCGTGCTGGATACACTCTTATTTCAAGTGGTGGAACTCATGCTGTTCTTCAAGCAGAAGGCATACCAGTAATGAGGGTGTCTGATTATACTGGTTCACCAGAAATTCTTGATGGAAGAGTAAAGACTTTACATCCAAAGATTCATGGTGGTATTCTTGCACAACGAGGTAATTCTAGTCATGATTTAGATCTTAAGGTAAATCGTATAGAACTTATTGATATTGTTGCTGTAAATTTATATCCATTTAAAGAGACAGTTGCTAAACCAGATGTAACCTTTGAAGAAGCAATAGAAAATATTGATATTGGCGGTCCTAGTATGGTGAGATCAGCAGCAAAGAATTTTAAGGATGTTGCTGTATTAACTAATCCAGGACAGTATGGTATTTACTTAGATTCAATCAAAGGTAATATATCAATCAAACCTGAGACTTTAAGAAAGCAATTTATGTTAGAAGCATTTAGACATACTGCTGAATATGATGCTACTATTAGTTCTTGGATGGAGGATAGAGTATTATGAAATGGGACGATCCACTAGATTTTAAAAAAGAAGGAATCGTATTAGATTATAAAACTGCTGGTGTTGATATAGATGCTGGCAATAAGTTTGTAGAAGATTTAAAACAAAAAGTTCCTAACCTTGGTGGGTTTGGTGGAATGATAAAGGTTCCTTCAGGATATGAGGAACCTATTTTAGTGTCTGGAACTGATGGTGTAGGTACTAAGATTGATATTGCACAAGCTGCTAATGACTATACAACTATAGGAATTGATTTAGTTGCTATGTGTGTCAACGATATAATAACCTCTGGTGCTAAACCATTATACTTTTTAGATTATATTTCCACTAAGAAGTTGGATGAGAATATTGCTGATATTATGGTAGGTATCCTTAAGGGATGTGAGATAGCTGGTATAGAACTTATAGGTGGTGAGACTGCTGAACATCCTCAGTATCAGATGAATATTGATCTTGCTGGTTTTTCTACTGGTATAGTAGAAAAGAAAAAGATTATAGATGGTAAGAGTATCAAACCATCCGATGTTATTATTGGATTAGCAAGTAGTGGACTTCATAGTAATGGATATAGTATTGTTAATTACTTGGCACGTAGACTTAAGTTAGGTTATTATAGTCATCCTGAGTTACTTACACCTACTACAATCTATGCACCTGTTGTAAAAAGATTGTTGGAAGAGATAGAAGATGTTTATGGTATGGCACATATTACAGGTGGTGGTATACAGGAGAATGTAAATAGGATTATACCAGAAGGATTGACTGCAAGAATTTGGGATGGTTCTTGGACAGTACCCGAAATCTTTTTAGAAATCCAACGTCAAGGTAATATTGATATGGATGAAATGAAGAGAGTATTTAATCTTGGTATAGGGTATTGTGTAGTGTTACCTGCTA